GGTCCAGTCACGAGCAATCTCTGGCTCGTTGGCCCATAAATATCGTCTTTGTTTTTCTGATTGAAATGGCATTATCTCCTTCCACTCTCTTGTATGTCTAACCTAAATGTTCCCAACTTCCAAGTCTCATCTATCGCAGTATTTTCAACTTTTAAAGCCACCGATCGAGCTCGAGCTCTTGTATCTTGTTTCGTAGTACTCGAGGTAATATCAAAAGGTCCTAACGTTGAGCTGACTTGAGAAGCATTAGGATAGTCTCTTAAATATAAAGTCACTCTTGTGGTTCCGGTCTGGGTTAAAAAGTCAGGAATAAATCTTCGGATTGACATGAAGTACTCTCCATCTCCTCTAAAAGTAATTCCCTTGTTTTTATCTTGAGTAATATCAAAATCTCCCGATTCAATATTAGAAGTAATGGCGGTACTAACGCCTCGTAAAATCTGATTGTTTCCCGTTTCCTGTTCATAATAGGTACTGATACCATCGGTATTACCCACCACATCAAATGAGGTATCGGTATCAGCATCATAGTAGGTTGCATGAGGCTTACCAAAGACGGCTGAATCGGCCCAGGCTGTTCGATTTAAACTTCCTGTGGTCCAGATGCCTCGTTG